AGCAATTCGAAGATGGGCTTTATCCCAAATGGGATGGACCCTCGCTATTTAAGCGTCGCTCTGAGGTCGCTCCGTCAGTATGGGCTATGGTCTACCAACAAGAAGATGTCCAACAAGACTCTATCTTTCCGCCAACAGCAGTTGCAGGATGTGTTAACGGTATGCGAAAGCGTGGACCGCTTAAACCTGGTACTCCAGGACACCCGTCCAGAGCAGGCTCGACCTACACAGTAATTGGTTTTGACCCTGCAGTTTCTGGTCGCTCTGCTTTCGTAGCAGTAACTTACAACCGCGACGATGGTCAGATATATGTACTTGACTGCGTTAACATGGCAGACCCAACACCTCAGAAAGAAAATGCTCTTATTCGTGAGTGGGTTGAGAAGTATCATCCTCAAGAGTTTCGTGTGGAAATTAACGCACACCAGAAGTACTATGCTATGGATACGGACTTACGTAACTATCTAGCAACCTATGGCTGCCAATTAAACTCACACTTTACAGGCAAGAACAAGTGGGACACATCTTTTGGTGTAGCATCTATGGCTAGCCTTTTTGGTAGCATCAGCAATGAACGTTACCAGAACAACGGTATCATCGAACTACCAAGTAACGAAGGCTCAGAAGGACTTAAGTCTTTGGTGCAGCAGTTGATTACTTGGAAACCAGATACTAAGAACCCCACTGACTGTGTGATGGCTCTATGGTTTGCTATCATTCGTGTACGTGAACTAATGCAACAGTCTTCTGCGGTGGGTCAGTACCAAACCAATCGCTGGGCTACCAGAAGTCAGAAGCAACAACGCATGTCATTGAACTTAGACGAAGCATTCGCTGAGCAATGGCAAGATACTTATAGTTAGGACAACAATGGCATTATCAATTGAACAAATTGCGGCGCGGGTCGAGAACCTTCGTTTCCGCAATGCAGAACGCGATGGTCGCAACCTCGATGTTCTTGCAGTTCGTAAAGGCCAGATTGCATCTGTCTACCCTGACTTCTTTCCAGACGGAGTAGATGCAAACGTAGTTGCCAACTTTATCGACATTGTTGCACGCGACTTGTCAGAAGTTATGGCTCCGCTTCCTGCAGTTAACTGCTCTGCTGCCAACTCTGTTTCAGATAGAGCACGTGGTTTTGCTGACCGACGCACACGTATTGCATCAAACTACTTTTCACATTCAGACCTTTCAGTACAGATGTACCAAGGTGCTGACTGGTATATCACTTACGGTTTCCTCCCATTCTTTATTGAATTGGATGAGGAAGCAAAGTTGCCGCGCATCCGCCTAGAAAACCCACTGGGTGCTTACCCAGAATTCGACCGCTACGGACGCTGCATTGCCTTTGCAAAACGCTACATGACTTCTTTGGCAGAGTTAGTTTCATTATTCCCAGAGTACGAATACTCCTTGTTAGGTGGCTACGGCTACAAGCAGGATTTGAATACTCAAGTTGAAATGATTCGTTACTTCGACAAAGACCAATCAATCATCTACATCCCTACAAAGAATAATCTAGTCCTTTCACAGGCTAAGAACCCATTGGGTAAGATGATGGTTGTCGTAGCCCGTAAGCCATCTATTGATGATGAACTTCGTGGACAGTTTGACGACATCCTTGGAATTCAATTGCTGCGTAACCGCTTCGCGTTACTTGCGATGGAAGCAGCAGAGAAGTCAGTACAAGCACCTATCGTACTTCCACAAGATGTACAGGAGTTGCAACTAGGTGGAGATGCGGTTATCCGTACTTCCAACCCAGCAGGTGTACGTCGTGTAGAACTTAACATCCCACCTGGCGCATTCACAGAGCAAAGTTTGCTTAACCAAGAACTTCGCGTGGGTGCTCGTTATCCTGAATCACGTACTGGTAATATCAGTGCATCAGTTGTTACAGGACAAGGCGTGCAGGCTCTTATGGGAGCCTTCGATACGCAGGTTAAATCTGCTCAAGCAATCTTTGCATCTGCACTACGCGATGTAATTCAAATTTGTTTTCAAGTTGATGAAAAGATTTTTCCATCAGAAAAGACAATTCGTGGTGTAGATTCAGGTTCACCTTATGAAATTACATACTCACCTAAGAAGGACATCAAGGGTGATTACTCAGCAGATGTTCGCTATGGTATGTTGGCTGGTCTTAACCCAGCACAGGGACTTATCTTCATGCTACAGGCACTTGGTGGTGGACTAATCTCCAAAGATATGGCTATGCGTGAACTTCCATTTACAGTTAACGTATCTCAAGAACAAGAAAAAATTGAAATTGAAAAGATGCGCGATGCTTTACTTGGAGCGCTTACAGCATACACACAAGCAATTCCACAATTGGCTACAACTGGTGGAGACCCAAGCGAAGTAGTACGTAAGATTGCCGATGTTATTAAGGCACGCCAAAAGGGACAGGCACTTGAAGATGCAATCGAAGAAACATTTGCTCCAGAGCAACAAGTTCCTCCTGCTGGGGTTCCATCGGTTGAGCAACCGTCCCCTGTTCCCCCTGGTTCTCCAGTAGGAGGCTCTCCAGAAGGCGCACCAATGCCAGGAGGAATGCCAGAAGGAGCACCACAAGCACCACCAAGTATTCAAAGTTTACTCTCTGGCTTATCTGGCGGAGGAACACCGACAGCATCAGTAAGAACAGTAACGCGTAGATAGCGAAAGTAGGGGACAATGACAACAATAATTGGCGTGCAATTAGAGCACGGCTGCGTGGTTGTCAGCGATAGCAGAATCGCAGCAAGTGGTAAAGTATATACCCACCCTAATATGGTAAAGGCAGTTGAACGTGGAAGTTATCTTATCAGTGGTGCTGGTGACTATCGTGCTTTACAAGTGGTACTCCATGGGTGGTCGCCTCCACTAGTTACTGTTAAAGCAAAAACAAATCTTTATGATTTTATGATTAACAAAGTTATACCAACATTAAAGACAGCACTTGTTACTGCTGGTGTAGAACTTAATAAATCATCAGATAACTCAGATGACAAATTTGAATTAAGTCTTTTGATAGCAGTCAATGGAACTCTTTTTGAAGTTGACTCAGACTTTGCAGTAGGAATGAATAGCACAGGATTTTACGGCATCGGCTCAGGTGGTGACTACGCAGTAGGCGCACTACATGCTGGAGCAAGTACACTAGATGCAATGAGAATTGCAGCAATTAATAATAACGAGACGGCTCCGCCGTTTCATATTCTTGAACAAGAAACTAAGTAGGAGGAATCATGGCTGTAGAAAATCGCGGAGGAATGCGTCCAACAGCGCCACAGAACAATCCTGCTAACATCAACTCACTAGGTGGTAATGGTCAGAGCGGAAGAGGAACACAGGCTCCCAAGTATATTCCTGGTATGGGTTATGGACAGGGACAGGCTACAATGCGTCAGCAAGAAGGCGCACCGATGGCAGGACCAACACCTACACCAAAGGCTGCGACACCAACTGTAGCGCGTACTATGCCTATGGTAGAAGCACGTCCATTGACCGCACCATCTGATTTTCCAGAAGAAGATATCACAACAGGTGCTCCAATTGGTAGCACACCAGGGCCAGAAACATTAATGATGCCTCAAGAAGAAGCAGTAGTCAATGACCCTGATTTAGATTTAGTACGTGAGTACTTTCCAGTCATCGAACTATGGGCAGAGCAGGTAGATACTTCACAGGGTACTAAGGATTATGTAAATTACCTTAGGACCATTCTATGAATTTATGGGAATACATTGGCAATATTCAAAAGGACATGGGCAACAATGTCAATACTGATGCTGTCCCAGCAAAAAACGGTCGCATTCCTTTCGGCGTAAGTTTAGATACTGCAAAAGCAGTGCCAGCAAAGACTGGTAATACTGTCGTACAGGCACGCTTTGCTCCAACTCGTAAGATTACAAACGAAGATGTTGAAAGATTACGCGTCAATGTCATCAAGGGTTTTACCAAGGCTACAGAATTTGCAATGAAGTACACACCACTTGCGATTATACCTGCAATTGATGAAGCAACTAAGGGCGGACTTTCAAATGCCTTAATGTCTGGTGCAAAGAACGTGCGTTCTAACTACGCATTTGTTCGTGGTGCAGCAGATGAAGAAATTTCAAAAGGAATGCTTGCTGGTCTTAACCTAATTGCTGGTGGTGTTTCTGGAGCAATCGCTGGTGCTGGTCTTGGAGCAGCCGCTGGATTGCCATTTGCTGGCGTTGGTGCAGGACCTGGTGCAATCGGTGGCGGAATTGCTGGTTTTATTGGAGGAGTTGCAACAGCAGGAAAAGTTTCTCGAAATATAGCAAAAGATGAAACACTCGGCAAGGGACTAAAAGAAAAAGCAATCTATGCTGAATCTGCAGTCGGTCAAGAACACTATAACTTTGGTAAAGACGTTGTAACCCAATTAGCACGTATTCAAGGTTTTAAGACACTTGGCGATACCACTATGGGTATTGGTGCAGTTACATCGGGTTTACTTAACTTTGGTTTTGAAGTTGGGCTTGACCCACTCCTAAAGGGAACTAGTGTCGCTGGTAAGACTGCAAAGGCAGCACTTGTCGGTGGAGTTACTCCAAAAAGTCAGGGCTTAGTTGCTGATTTTATTGGTCGGACAACTGGATTAAGAGAACTTGAACTAGCAGATAAACTTGAGATTGATATTGATACTATCAAGAAAACTGCTGCAGGCGAAACAACAATCTACACACCTTTATTTGAGTTCTTAAAGAACAACGATGCTGCTACAGTACTTAATCACCCAACATTAAAGAACAATGATATGGGTAGCGTTGCTGCATCAGTACTTGCTGGAAAATCAAACGAAGAAATTGGTCTTGTATTGCGTATCGGTCGTGGTGATAAGAGTGCAATTGATGAACTCGAAAGCAACCCTAACTACGCAGATACTTATGCTGAGTTAAACCGCTACGAGTCTGGCATTGCTGCCCTAGAGCAAGATGGAATGATATGGTTCCGTCACGATAACAGCCTAATGATGGTTGGTAGCAAGTATAAGGACGGCGCAGACCTTATTAAGGCTGAACTAGAAGTACTTCGCAAGAAGAAAGACTTCATTGAACGAGCCATTAGCCTTGATTCTTGGTTGCAGACAGATAGAACTGTCTCCCAATTTGCATGGGTTGAACGTATGCGTGCAGATAAAGCAGTACGTGGTGCTGCTACAAAGATATCTGGCAAGACATACAACAATGAACTTATTGATGGTATTCGCCAAGAAACAGAATTTGGTGATATTATCACATCCGTGTACAAGAACAATATGTTCTCTACACCAATTAGTTTTGTGAGTCGTCTTATTGATGATGCTCCACATATGACAGTCAACTTTAACGAAGGTGTACAGTCTGTTACCCGCGTACGCACAAGCCTACGTGATGCAGTAACTCGCAAGGTTATCGACGAAAAAGAAGCACTACAAATCCTCAATGACTTTATTGCTGCACCTACAGAAGGTGTAAAGAATGAGATTATCGAGAATTACGCAAAGACTGTAATCCGTAATGCTGCGATTAACTATGGGCATCATGAAGATATCGCAGAACTAGCGGTTAATACTTACATTAAAAACCATCGCCTAACTAAGCAAGAAGCAATGCAGGCTAAAGAGCAGAACCGTGCGTACATGGTTGGTCAAGATGGCACAGCGATGGCTGACCCACAGTTGATTACTCAACTTGCTAACGGTGCTTATCTTCCAGATATTGCAATTATTGATAAGGCATTCAAAGAGTTTGGAACACGCCCTGGTGCTATCACTAAGGCTGGACGTTCAACTCTATACGGCGTAAAAACAGCACTCGATGAACTGCAAGCCATCTGGCGTGGTGGAACATTGGCGCGTGGTGGATTTACAGCCAATATTCTTCGTGATGCCAACTTCCGTGCATGGGCAGATGCGTCAATGTTTTCCTTGTACTCACAACTTGGACTTAGCAGCCTAGATGCCGTAACTAATGGACTCAATACAGTAAAGAAGATTGCATCTTGGGAAAAGGACTCAATTAGTCCTAAACGCAACATGCGCAATATTCGTCAGTCTATTGACGATAACGAAAAAATTCTAAAGAAGATGGAAGGCCGTCTAGAGCAAGAAGGTTTCTATAAGAAGCCTAAAAAGGGTGCAAAGCCTGTAGAGATTACACCAGCAATTCAGCGTGTTGTCGAATACAGAGACAAGATTGCAGCCACTCTAGCAGAACTACGTCGCCAAGAGAAGGCTATTGTTGACAATATCCCAACTCAGGTAATTAAAAGAGACAAGATTAGCGTATCTGGTTGGGATTTCCCAGCACCACTTTCTGGTCAACTTGGTGAGATTAGCCGCCAGAAGTTAAATGGCAGAGAAGAAATTCGTGGTGCGCTAGCATCTGTTCGTGAACTAGAGATGGAATCTGTACGCCGTGGAAGTTACGGCGGCAAGGTTTATCATGCTGTAGATGACGAAGCAGAACACCTTGTAGCATGGACTGACATGCTTAATAATCACTTGCGTAACGACCCTCTTGCAATTAAGATTATGGAAGGCGAGATGAGCAAGCCAGAGTTAATGAACTGGCTACAAGAGAACTCTCAGCGCTCTTATATCGACCGTTTTGGTCTAACTGTTGTTGAAGAGGGCAAGCCTCCACGTCGTTTACGCCGTGATGATGCAGAATATATTTATGACCGTGTTAACTTTGCGGTAAACAGTATCGCTGCTAATGAGCAGGTACGTAAGTTGGTTCTTAATAACCAACTAACAGCGGTTGAACTTAAGAAATTGTATCCAGTAGTTGCAGAGCGTCCACCAGTATCTGGAGACGTTACAACTAATGCACTAGGTAACGGTAACTTGGCACGTCGTGCAGTTAACCTACAAAAGGATGTAGTACAGTGGCTTGCAACACAGCCAACATCACGCCTTAACTACAATCACTATTTCGCAGCGAAGTACTATGAGAAGTTAGAAACTCTAGTAATGAATGCCAACGAACGTGGTGTTATTCCTGGTGCAAAGCAGAAGGTTCAGTACGAAAAGATTGCTCGTTCTTACGCAATCAATGAGTATCGCAGCAAGATTAACGCGTTCTCAAAGGATATGAACTTTGCTGGAATAATGAACTATGTTATAGCCTTCTTCCCTGCGGTTGTAGAGCAGTTCAGAGCATACGGACGTATTATGATAGATAACCCAGAGTTACCTATCCGTCTTGCTTATGCAGCGCAGATTCCAGAGTATATCGCAGATACACAGGAAGATGCCTATGGCAATAGATACATTGAGTACACTATGCCATACACAGGACTAAAGGCACGTTTTGGAGTTGAATGGTTTAATCCAATTAACCCAACATCTGGTTCTATTTTATCTGCTGGTCCATTAGCGACTACTGCTGCCAACCTTGCGGCTAAGCAGACAGACTTTGCTGATACTAAACTGGGTGCTTTCTTGCTTCCATTTGGTGTATCAACTAACAACATGTCTGCTTACACTCCTAACACATGGAGAAAAGCATCTGAACTGTACAACGCCTGGAAGGGCAATGGAGAACAGTTCAACAAAGATGTGAATATGGTTTCCAAGCAGTATTTATTTGACTTTATCGAAGACAACGACAGGCAACCAAGTGCATCTGAAATGAATCAGATACAGGTTCGTGGAGAAAAAGATGCTTTGGCATTGTCTGTATTAAAGTTCGTATCATCATTAACACTGCCACAGCAGCCAAAGATGCGTACAGCAATCTCATTCTACCAGGATAGATTCAACGAAGCAATTAAGCAAGACCCAATTAATGGTGCAGAAGAATTCATGAAGGACAATCCTGAATACTTTATGCTTGCTGATAAACTAACGAATAACCTATCTGGTGTTCGTTCAGATGAAACAGCAGTTGCTTTGTTGCAGCGCAATAATTCAGCAGTAAGAGAAATAGTTACAAACATTGCAGACTTAAGCGCACTAGGCGCAGTCTTTAATGATGACAACTATGCATTCTCTAGTTCGGCAGATGCATACCTTCGCACACAGAAGATTCCTGGCTTGGACAGTAAGTACAAGGCTAGTGAAGCGTCCCTTCTTAACATGAAGTCAACTGTTGTTAACAAGGGTTGGACTGATTGGTTTAAGTTAATTCAGGTAGTTTCAACAGAAATGAAGAAGCCACCGTACAACCTAGACCCTGCACGTGGCTATGGAGACGTAGTTCTACAGCAGTACAAGGATGCTTTCATCGAGCAACAGAAGACTGAAAATCCTATGTGGTATGATGAGAAGATTAACAGTTCTGGTGGTGGCGACAAAGGTAGAATGGCTAGCGTTATCAAGGCTGTTACTATTGCTGCTAACACACCTGAGATGTGGAAAGACCTATCTCAGCAACCACGCTGGTCTGCTATTGTTGAATATATGAACTTCCGCTACCAAATTAACGATGAGTTAAAGCGCAGAGATATTGGATACGATACCAAAGCAGCAATTGACCTACGCAATCAAGTCACACTTAAGGTGTGGGAGTTGCGTAACAAAGATGTAAAGTTTGGCCAATTCTATGACAGATATTTCGATGGAGATGACTTTAGTGTTATCTTCGATTATACACCACCAAAGAGGAGTAAGTAATGGCAAATAAGACGCTCCAGGAGTATAGAAAGTATTATAGAAAGAATCATCCAGATTGGTCAGATGCAGAGGTTGAACGAAGCGCTCAGAATGCATTCGATGCTCAAGCCTGGGATAATGCTGGAAGACCTAGTAGCAACCCTGTTGTCGGTCGTAAGCCTGCACCTACACCATCGCCAACGGCTACCCCTGTTCAAACTGGCGTTCCCGCAGGTCTTGGTGTATCAATTGCAGAGGCTGCAAGAAATACTAGACTAAACATTAAGACACCTGCAAATACAGCAGTCAACACAGTTAACTTCGTATCTAGCCTGACTAAGGCACAGATGAAGCAGATTATCCCATGGCTTGATAAATTTGGTGCTAGCAAGACAGATATTTCAACCGTCGGCAACGCTAAGAAGTTCTTACAAAATAACTTTAACACCTATATTGAAAATGCTGGCAACAGTGTAACTAAACTAATTCAATTATTTAAGGATGACTATCTTCCATCCTCAGACCCAGATGCTGGCAAAGTAAAGTCTAGCGGTGTAACCCAGTATATTACTGAAAAGTCACCAGCCCTACTAAAGCAAAATGTCGATAAGTTTCTTTTAGAAACTATTGGCAGCACTAATATTAAAGAAGAATCTCGTAAAAAGATTATGGACGAGATTCAAAAGTTGGTTAAAGAAGGCACAACTACAACTACCAAAAGAGATAAATCTGGCAAAGATATAGTTGTCCAAACCGCTGGGTATAGTGATGAACGTGCAGGCGCTGTTGTAGAGCGCGTTGCTAAAGAATTAGAACCAGAAAAATATCAACAGCAAAAGGAACTAAGTTTTTTTGACTTTATGCAACGGGCAGAACAAATGCGAGGTGGCAGATAATGGCTAATACTCCCGCACAAGACAAGTATGATGCAGACTTTGCTATCCTTAATAAATTAACTGGTGCTGAAAGAGTCAAATACAAAGAAGCGTTTGACCTTAAGTATCCTAATGGCAGACCAGAAGATGCAGATACATCAACTAGTCCTAGCATGTCTAAATTAACGGCAAGTCTTGGATTCGTTCTTTCTCGAGCACTCCTTGATGACCCTATATATGGCAAGGGTCCTGGAGGATTACAAGAGGTCTACGACCTATGGTTTGCTGGCGACGAAACCGAAGCACTTAATAAATATTTTCAGTCTAACTACTACCTAAAACTAGGTAAGACTGCCGCTTCGCGTTTTGCACTAAGTAAAAATCAACCAGAAGTATACGCTGCTGATGAGGCTGCTTATATCTCTAACCAAAAGAATCGCCTATTCAAATTAGGTGTTCGAGTTGACGACACGGAACTTACCGACTTGTTGAAAAAAGCATACGCTGGTAATCTTACCGACACTCAATTAGATTCATCTATTACTTTAACAAATAGTTACGGTGGCAAGTTTGGTGGAACTATCCTCGGCCAAATGCAAGACTTCAAAACTCTTGCTCGCTCCTATGGATTATCTTACACTGAGGCTAAGTACAACCAGTGGGGTGCTGATTTGTTTGCAAATCGCATTACTGACTCAGAGGTTGAAGAATTGATTAAGACTGAATCAGCAAGTAAGTATCCAGCATTTGCAGACCAAATTATGAAGGGTGTAACTGTTGATGCGTTAGCATCTGCTTACAAATCATCTATGGCTTCTATTCTTGAAATCGATGCCGACTCTATCGGTTATGATGACCCAACTCTTAATAAGGCTTTACAGTACATTGGTCCAGACGGCAAGCCAACAAGTAAGCCACTATGGCAGTTTGAGTCAGACTTGCGTTCTGACCCACGTTGGCAGTTTACAAATAATGCTAGAGATTCGATTGATTCCATGCAGTATAAAGTTATGAAGGATTGGGGGTTGATGTAATGTTTAACTTTGGTGACCCAACTATTATGAGAATTGATGGCGAAGACCAGCCTCAAAGAATTGTATCTACTGAACGTAATGATACTTCTAAAATAACAGAGGCTGAAATGAAAGCAGCATCTATTGCTGCTGCAAGAGAACTAGCAATGACTCCTTATGCTGAACTTTCTGCTGATGAGCGCAGAGCAATGACGCAAGCGGAAAAAACTGCTTATATTAAAGCAGCCCGTGAAGAAAAGGCTGCTCTTGATGCAGAAGAACGTGCAGCATCTAATCCAATGCTTGATTTTACGAATCGCCCTGAGGCCCCATCTGATGCAACTGGTGATTTTATTAATTATTACTCTTGGGTTGGTGGAGTAAATTCTGGTGAATGGAGACTTTACCGCGCACCGAATACTCCAGAAAATGTAGCAAAGTATGGTTCTCGTTCAATAGGTGGCGAAACTCAAGCGGACCCAAGTAGCGCTGTTGGTGCAAACGCTTTAATAAACCAACCAAAACCCATTAAAGATGCTTACGGGCAAATTACTGGTTGGAGCGTTGAAGGTGCTGATGGCACAACAACCACTACAACTGTTAATCCAACAGTAAGTACTACAACAACCACTAATCCCACCGTAAGTACTACTACAACTACTAATCCTACTGTAAGTACTACTACGGTAAATACTACTGGTATGGATGCAGCAACAAAGGCTTTAATAGAATCTTTACAAAGACAAATTACTAATTTAACAAATACAAATACCGCCACAACGGCTGCAACTCAGTACAATGAACGTATGAGTGTGTATGCAACCATGGCAGACCGATTTAATAAATACGGTCTTACAGGACTTGCAAATAAGATTAAAGAACTTGCTATGCAAGGTGCGACAGAAGCAACAATTACTTTACAGTTAATGGAAACACCAGAGTACCAACAACGATTTGCAGCAAATGCTGACCGTATTAAGAGTGGCTTAAAGGCTTTAACTCCTGCTGAATACGTTAATATTGAAGATTCATACCGTCAAGTATTACGTGCTTATGGACTAAGGCAGTTTGATAATGATGCATACGTAAGACAATTTATTGCTAATGATATGTCACCAACAGAACTTTCTAACCGTGTCGTTACAGCAGTACAGCGTGTGCAGAATGCAGACCCTGCTATTGTTGCCCAACTCAAGCAATACTACGGTATTGGCGCAACAGATATGGTTGCTTATGTACTTGACCCACAACAGCAGTTCCAGAAGATTGAACGTCAGATTGCAGCATCAGAGATTGGTGTAGCAGCAGGTCGTCAAGGACTACAGGCTGGTGTATCAGTTGCAGAACAACTTGCAGCACAAGGTGTCACACAAGCAGAAGCACAAAAGGGTTATGCGACTATCGCAGATATTCTTCCTACTGCAGAGAAACTATCTGATATTTATGGTACAACTCTTGATGAATACCGACAAGCCGAAGGTGAGCAAGAAGTATTTAATCAACTTGCATCAGCACAACGTAAGCGTCAAAAACTTACACAGCGTGAGATAGCAGCCTTTAGTGGTGCATCAGGCGTAAACAAAACAAGTCTTAGCCAACAAATGGCAGGACAATACTAGAATCCTGAACGGACCTATCGGCCCCGTCAGCGTAATAGACCGAGAGTAGGAGCCAGCCAGTTTCCCCGAACTGAACTGTGGCCTGCGAACTACAACGAATAGAAGGGTGGGTTGCTATGAGCAACAACTACTGGGATGAAGAAGACGACGACCTCGATACCGACAATGAGGCGCAAATGGACGGCAGTGACTTACTTAAAAAGTTACGAAAAGCCAAGCGTGCTGATGAAAAGCGTATTAAGGAACTCACTGAGCAACTTGAGGGATTTTCCAAGGCGCAGCGTGAGTCAACCGTTAAGGCTATCCTAGAACAAAAGGGTGTAAACCAGAAGGCAGCGCGTCTAGTCCTTAAGGACTTAGACGGTGATTTCTCAGAAGAAGCAGTTACAAACTGGCTCGACGAGAACGCTGACTTGTTTGGCATTGAAGTCTCTCAGAGACCAGATAGTCAAAATCTCGCTACACTACGTCAGCAAGATGTAATGACACAAAATGCCGTTACACCAGACCGAGCACAGGACATCGAGCAACGCATGAACAATGCAAGTTCAATGGAAGAACTCATGGCTCTAATGCAAGGTCAACAATAATATCCGTTCATAGTCAAGGAGACTAATACACATGCCTAACGCATATACAGATACGTCGAGCACGTCGCTCGGCGGTACAGTAGGTGGCGCAGGTCTCGTACAGAAGGCATATGACCGCCTTCTCGAGTTCGCTCTCCGCTCAGAACCACTAATTCGTTCTGTCGCAGATAAGCGCCCAGCAAAGCAAGCAATTCCAGGTTCAACTGTAGTTCTACAGAAGTACGTTGACCTAGATACAAAGACATCAACTCTAACAGAGACAGTTGACCCAGATGCAGTAGCATTGTCAACACCAACATCTGTTACAGTAACACTTAACGAGTACGGTAACGCAGTACTTGTAACACGCGCATTGGAACTATTCTCTCTAGCAGATGTAGACCCAGCAATCGCGAACATCATCGCTTACAACCTAGCCGATTCTATCGACACAGTTGCAATGACAACTCTACGCTCAGGCTCAAACAACATCTTCGCAGGTAATGCAACATCAACTGCGACAATCGATGCAGCAGACACACTAGACTCAGCAGACATCCGTCGCGCTGTAGCGAAGTTGCGTGCTAACAAGGCTAAGGGCCGCCGCGGAAATGCATACTGGGTAGGTATTCACCCAGAAGTTTCACACGACCTTCGTGCAGAGACAGGCGACCTTGGATGGCGCTACCCACAGTCACAGTCTGCAGAAAATGCATCTAAGGTCTGGGCTGGAGAAATCGGTGAGTACGAAGGCGCGTTCTTCGTAGAGTCATCACGTTTGTTCAACGCTAAGACAGGTGCAGACCAGTCAGCATTGGCAACAACAGTAACAACAGTTGCTGGAACATCAGCAGGCTTCACTATTGGTGTTGCTGCATCATCTGTTATCGCATCACGCGCTGAGGTTGGCGACAAGATTGCTGCAACAGGTATTGCATCTGGTGCAAAGATTTCTGCTATCACAACAAGTGGTTCAACAACAACCATTACAGTTGACACAGCAAACACTGCAGCAGTAACAGCAGGAGCAACAGTAACTGTTACTCCAGTAACACGCGTATTCGATACAATCGTTGCAGGCGCACAAGCAATGGCAGAAGCCGTAGCAGAAGAGCCACACGTAGTTATCGGTAACGTAACTGATAAGTTGATGCGCTTCCGCCCAATGGGTTGGTACGGCG